ATTTTTTAATGCAGTCACAGGTGCTAGATTAACAGGTTTATATGCGAAAAACATACCATTTGATAATGAAAAGGTAATAAGCAAATATGCAAAAGTGATTAAAAACTATGATTCTTTCTTACCTCGAAAAACTGATATAGCAGTGTTTAACGGTGGCTATGGCGGTGGTGCTGGTCACGTTGCACCAGTAACGCGAGCAACACTCACACAATTTGAAGTGTTAGAGCAAAATTGGAACGGACAAGGTTGGACAAATGGTGTAGCATCTCCGGGCTGGGGTCCCGAAAGAGTAACAAGACGTTGGCACTATTATGATGATCCTATGTACTTTATTCGATTTGAATTCCCAAGTAATATCAATGCAGGTAAGAAAGCAAAAAAAATTATCAAGAACGCAGTATCTAAAAATGAGAAAGCAAAAGCTAAAATTAAACCTAAGAAAATTATGATTGTTGCAGGCCACGGATATAGTGATCCAGGAGCGGTTGGAAATGGTACAAACGAACGCGATTTCATTCGTAAAAACATCACACCTCATGTTGCGAGTTATTTACGACAATCAGGCCACGAAGTAGCTTTATATGGTGGTACTAAACAGTCGCAAGATATGTATCAAGATACTGCTTACGGTCAGAATGTAGGTAATAGGTCAGATTACGGTATGTATTGGGTTAAAAAACAAAAATACGATATTATAGCAGAATTCCATTTGGACGCAGCAGGTGCGTCTGCGTCGGGCGGTCATGTTATCATCTCTAGTGCGTTCAGTGCAGATAGAATTGATAAAGACATACAAAAAGTGATTAAAGATAATGTAGGTCAGATCAGAGACATCACACCAAGAAACGACTTACTAAACGCTAATGTTTCGGCAGAAATCAACATGAATTATCGTTTAACTGAATTAGGTTTTATCACTAACAAAGCTGATATGGATTGGATTAAGAAAAATAGTAAAAAGTATGCTAAGTTGATAGCTGGAGCGATTCACGGTAAGCCTATCGGTGGTGTGGTCGCTAGTAGTAAGAAACCTAAATCGAAAGATGAAAAGAAACCAGTTGTACCAAATGGTTATGTGTTAGATAAGAATGGTATACCTTACAAAAAAGAGAGTGGCAAATATACAGTTACGACTGTTAAAGGTAATAACGTAAGAACATCATACAATACGACTGCAACAATTACAGGTGTATTACCGAATGGCACATCTATTATCTATGACGGTGCTTATTGCATAAATGGTTATCGTTGGATAACTTATATTGCGAATAACGGTAAACGTCGTTATATAGCAACAGGCGAAGTAGATAAAGACGGCAAACGTTTAAATAGTTTTGGTAAATTTAGTGCAGTTTGATATAATTAAATTACCACGTCATTATACAAGGGTAGTCAGTACGGCTACCCTCTTATAAATTATAATTATGTCTATAATATGAAGATGTTAGATTGATATTAAAAAAACATAGTTTAACACTACATTGGTTACACGATCTATGCTACAATTAAATTACATACAATTTAATCTTTTTTACTCCTTTATAATTTTTGCTACCACATTCTTTTGAGTGTGGTGGTTTTTTTATTTGCCTATATATAAGTGTTGTGTAACAAGAGGCACGGCAATAGTGACATAACACACATTAAAAAATAAAGTGAATTTTCTCGATATTTACAGTGTTTGTGTTGCCATTTTCATTTAATTTTCTAGGTATAAATTGAATATTGATATTTTCAACTGTACTTAATATTAGCTTTTCTTTTTCTTCCACAGTTAAATTATTCCAACCTTTAACTATAAAATTGCTGATTGATCGTATTTGTTGTTCGCTTATTTCTTTTATCACTTCTGGCTCATCTTCACGTTTAATATCATCTAATAACCGTTGTGTTTCGTCCATAATTGTTTTAAATTCTTCTTCTTCAACATATCCCATTGTATATGCACGTAATAATTTAGTGCGTTGTTCTTTTATCTTCTTTTCATCGTTTTCTATGTCATTTGTTTGTTGTTGTGGTTTATGTACTTCAAATCGACTTAAATTCATTTTATTCAATTCATCAACAAACTTATCTTCGATTTCAGTTTCGTTAAACGATATATTTCTCACTGACTTGTCGCGATGGCACTTATCGCATATATAACGACGTACACCGTAAGGTTTACCGTTTTTAGGTTTAATAGTACCAGCGTATAAATGTAGTTTACTACCGCACTGTGGACACTGTATAACACCTCTAAAAATAGCAGGGTGCTTTGTCTTACTTCTATGTGTTCTGTTCTCTATAGCGTCGATAACTCTGTAATAATCATCTTCGCTTATTACTGGTTCATGTGTATTTTCTATAAACATATCGCCGTATTTAGTGTGACCTCGCAATACAGGATTTTTCATTATGCGTATAATAGATTGCCTATTCCAATTCTTAATTTTAGGTGGTTTCTTTTTACCGTTTAACAATCTAGCTATCTCACTAGCACTAACGCCTTTTTTAAATTTGTCGACAATATAATCAATATACTTCACATGTTCATTTGGAACCAACTTACCATCGACATTATCATACATAAATGGTTCAATTCTGATATATTTACCGTTTTCAACTGCTGCACGACTACCGAATAATGAACGTTCGCGTATCGTTTCACGTTCCCACTCTGCCATTGCACCAACGATAGTAATGAATAATTTACCGATAGCAGTAGTCGTATCAAAGACTTCAGTCGCACTTTTAAATGACACATCATGTTTTTCAAAGCGTTCTAACATCTCTAATAAGTCACGTACATTACGTGTAAGTCTATCCAGCTTATACACCAACACTAAATCAAATTGATCTAATCTATTAAATAACTGCTGTAAAGCAGGACGTTTTGTAGAACCACCACTAAAACCTCCATCTGTGAACACTTCGTACTGTTCCCATTCATTAATTTCACAATAAGATATCAATTTTCGCTTTTGCTCATGAATTGAATGGCCGTTTAAATTTTGTTCTTGCGTACTTACACGTGTGTAAATTGCTACTTTCATACTCTCACTCCCTAAAAAAGTAAAAAAATAATAAGGGTAGGCGTGCTACCCGTAATATTATTCTGATGGTGTATTTTGTACTTCTTGTTGTCGTTTAGTCCAACTTTCGTAACTTTCGTTTTTACCTACCCAGATTGGACCACCTACATGAGCGTTTGGATCATTTGCTACTTTTTCACTTGCTTCTTTAGCAGCTTCATAATCACCGCGACCATAACCCATTTGTGACTCATCGTGTGTAGTAGGTGGTATTTCTTGCGTATTTGAAGTTTGATTATTTGTTTGAGTAGATTGGCCAGATTGCGAATTGCTACTAGCACTAGCTACGTTATTTTGATTACTATTTGTTGATTGACTATTATTTGAATCACTAGTTGTTTTGTCATTTTCAGTTTTACTTTCTTCAGAATTGTTGTCATCTGATTTAGCGCTAGCTACATTTTTTGAATCATTATTTTCTGATGTATCATCTTTTTTACTATTATCTGTTAAATCTTCTGTTGCTGAATAATCTTCAGATTTTAAGTCATCTAACTTAATTGTTTTAGTACCTAATTTTTTACCATCAGCACCTTTTGTAGCTTTTAAAACTACATCTTCATCATTTTGTAATTTATAAGTCATGATACCTTTTGCAGTTTTACCTTTTTTAATAGTGTCGTTACTATGCTCGTTCCATTTACCGAGTTTTCCGGTAGTAGGTGTAATTCCGACATCTAATTTATTTACAGTATTATCACTATCTTGAGTTGCTTCAAAACAAGCAATCCATACATTCATTGAAGTTATATCTTCGCTATCTGATTTGTTTTTAACATGGTACTTGAAAGCTAATAATTTATCACCTGAATCTTTGTCATTAAGAATAAAAGTATCATCAATTTTTAATACTGCTTGATCAATAACCAGAGTGTCATTTGTGAATTGCGGTTTATTTTCATTTACTGATTTTGTTTCAGTATTATTAGATTTTTTACCATTTGAATTATTATCGTCATTACCACATGCACCTAACACCAATAAGCTTGCAAATATTAAAAATAAAACCTTTTTCATTCTACATTTCTCCTTTGATTAAATATTTATATTAAAGCGCCACTAGGACGCTATTAATCGAAAGTTTGATAATTATAAATTACTTTTCCTATTACTTCGATTTCATCAATAGAATCTAAATCATAAGAATTGGTTTTGAATTCATCAAAATAGCTAACTGGTTCTAAATGTAATTTAGTTTCCGTAAGTCTTACACGTTTTACTGTATATTCTCCACCTAATCGTAAAACTAAAATATCATTACTGTTTAATTTATAATCTTGATTAATTCTATAGTCATGTACAATTATATACGAACCATTAGCAAGTATTTTGTTCATGCTATCGCCGTTAACTTGTAAAGCTATACATTCGCTAGGTTTTCGACCACTGAAAACAAAAGATGGTGCTTTGAGAGTCTTATTATCAACCGTAATTTCTTCAAAGTTACCAGCAGAAACTTTACCATAATAAGGAATGTCAATTTCGTTATCGATTTCTGGAATTGTAGCTTCTTCGATTTCTCCTAATAGATATCCTTTTGAAACATGAAACAAACTAGAAATTTTTTCAATCATACCCATTCTAGGTTCGTTTTTGCCATTTTCCCACATTCTAATAGTACCTTCGGAAACATCTAATTTTTTTGCCATTTCAACTTTTGATAATCTGTTGTTCAGTCTAATTTCTTTGATGGAATTTTTGAAAGCCATTTTAATTACCTTCCTTATATATATGATGTTTTGACACTTATTATTATACTATGAAAAATCGTAATTGCAACATCTAAAATACGATTTATTAAATTAAAGTTACGCATTTTTTAAAATAAATTACGAAAAATACTTGCAATCGTATTTATAATTCGATATACTCTAATCAGAGCTTAACAAGGAGGTAAAAAAATGAATCACATAAAACAAAACTTGAAGTTAGATGAATGGCGAAAAAGAAAAGGATACACTCAATCATCTTTCGCTTATAAATTAGGAATTTCTCCATCAACTTATAACATTTGGGAGAATAATCCAGAAATCATCAAACCTAAAGACGCATTTAAAATTGCAAAAGTTTTAGAAGTCTCTATCGACGAGATTATTTTTTTAAAAGATGAATCGTATTTTAAATACGTTTTAGTCGAAGAAAAAGAAACACAAACAACTTAATAAGGAGGTGATCAAATGGAAGAAGAAAAACTAGATGAAATTCTAAAAATACTAGACGGCACGCCTAAATATGAGTGGGATAGATTAGTGCAAGAAGTTAACAGAGTTTACAGCCATAAGACCGTCAAGGTTGAGCTTGACAGTCAAAGCTGTAAAACAATTAAGAAGTTACTTAGTTAAAACTTGAATGAAACTAGGCAGAAAGGAGCATAAACGATTGAACGAATTACAACTCAGTAACGACCTAACCACAATAGAAACCGAAATCAAGAGTTATCAAAACATTGTTGGTCAATCGATATTTGAAATAGGTCGAAGATTGAAACACGTTAAAGATAATGACTTAGCGCACGGAGAATGGTCGGAATGGCTTAGCACATTCAACATGGATAGAACTCAAGCTCACAAGTTTATAAAGGTTTCTGAAGAGTTTTCAAATGTTGCGACGTCGCAACAAATAGGTATAAATGTTCTCTATGAAATCTCGACGTTACCCGAACCAGAACGCACCAAAGAACACATAACGTCAAATGGAGAAACTAAAACACCAGACGAGATGACCGTTCGAGAATTGCGAGAGTTGAAGAAACAACTCAAACAACGCGACGAACAAAACGCCCAACTCCAGTCCCAAGTGGAACAAGCACAACGTTCGGAATCAATCGCACGTAAGAAACTAGAAGATGAGCAGAATAGGGAACCGGAAATAAAACGTGAAGTAAAAGAAGTTATTCCACAACATGTTAAAGCTCAATTATCAGATAGACAACAAATGATCGATGCAAAAGATAAGGAGATAAAACAACTTCAAGAACAATTATCAAAGGCGGAAGAGCAAAAGCAGAAATTTGAAAAACAAGATTATCTTGAAGAAGACGAGCAAATAGCATCTATAAATTTTCAAGTAGAATCTACAGTTTTAGAAATTAAAGATAATATCAATCGCTTTTTAAATGAAAATGCATCAACTGCATTTAGAGAGGCTGCAATTGCTAGAGCTAGTAAAAAAACAAAAAATCAAATTTATGACGGTGTAGAAGAGTTAGAAGCGTTTTGTAGAACGATGAGACAATCACTTAACTCTAACGTCATTGTAGGAGGTTAAATATGTTATTAGATATTTTTAAAAGTAATGAAGAAAAGGCAAAACAACTTTCAGAAGATACAGGATTAAATCCTGAACAAATAAATCAAATTGTAGATGCAACACTTAGAACAGCATTTGGAGAATTAAGAGGTATTTTTGAACAACAACAAGAAAATCATGAAAGTACACAAAATGCTTTAAGAGCAACATATAAACAGAACGCTCAAATTTCAAATAAATTAGACGAAACTAACAAACGTATAGAAAACGTTGAAGGTGAATTTTTTGAAGGTAAAGAAGAAAAAGCTCTAAAACATACTATTGAAAAGAAAGCTAAACAAATCATCGATAAAAAAGGTAGTCAGATGTCAATCAACTTAAACATTGAAGAAAATTATTTGAATATCTATGAGCAAGTGGACGCTAAAGAAAAACAAGACGCTCAATACAAAAGAGATTTAGGTAAATGCAAAAACAAAATTCTTAAGTCAACACTTAAATATGCTGGTTACAAAGGTAATGCTTCATATAGAGATATTAAGAAAAGAGATTTAGACAGAATACTTTCTTATATTTTGAATTTAAAAGCATCACAAATCGAAATCTAGGAGGAACAATAATGAATGAAGAAAAATTAAAAGTAATGCGACAAATTTTAGCACAGGTCGAAGAAGAATTAGAATTTGCACTTGGTACAGATGAAGGTTCGAAAATCACAAAAAGAATTGAACATAACGGCAGAGAATATGAAATTCAGATGACAAGAGAAGAATGTTTAGAAGATAGCTTGATTGAAATTTCCAAATTACTAGAATCGTTCAATTTTGGTCTTTATTAATTTAATACCCACAATCGAACAAACAATCTAAGGAGGAACCTTATGAATATACAAGAGGCAACGAAGTTAGCTATGAAAAATGGGAAGTCGATTCATCGTAAATCTGAATTTGACGTTTTAAGAAAACCTGGTGAAAATTTGGAACTTTTGCCCACAAACAGTTATGGATATGTAGTCGTGAAACCAAGACAAAAAGCCTTCTATCCATTATGGCAACCAATGGCAGAAGACTTAATAGCAGACGACTGGGAAATTATAGGGTTAGAAAAATAATAGCTTTTTTAACTCACTTGTTATTCATTTATTAAGGAGGACTAAACTATGTCAGATGAAATGGTGCAATTCTGGTATGACTTTATGATTGAACACGGTGTACATGAAAGGATCTTGGAAGCAGAGGAGGCCAAACAAAATGAACAAACTACAACTCATTAAAATAGCACTCCTAACAGCACTTTTGGTCGAGGAAGTTAGGAATGCTAAGGGTGAAACTAAATACAATTACGATTCTATTAATGGCAAATGGAAAAGGAAAGGAAAAGCATTTATGCTTGCATGATATTACTTATAAAATCTCATATTTATTACACCCCCAATATATCTCAGTAGCGATAAAAGAATTATAGCACGAAAACATGGAACAAAATTTAAATCGTAAAAAGGAGGTTACAAGATGAAGTACTTACTCAGTTACATGTCGATGTTCATCGCAATGATCATCACATTAGTTTTAGGAGGTGGTTTCACAACAGTGTTAGGAATTGCGATACTAACGCTTATCTTTAGCGCATTCTTCTGGGAGAAGTGGCTTGAGATAACAAAAAAGACTGAAACTTGCGCCAACAAGTAACAGTCAAACACTAACTAAAATATACAACTTAAATATACAAGTGGAGGAGAGAAAATGCAAGAGTTAATCACAGTCAAGATGACTAGAGAAGAATACTCTCAACTAATCAAGAGCCAAACAGATTTAGATTTCTTGCAAAGCGATTACGATTATTTAAACAAACGTTACGAAGATATGTGCGATAGATATT